TAGAACCAGACTCACCCAAGAGACCGCGCACGACAACTAGACCATACATATCAGGACGAACCATCTTCTTTGCATAGCGAGTCATCACGCCCTTCCTGGGCACGAAGTCTTCAGGGCCGAAGATCGTGGGTGTAGTCTGTAGTGGCACATAAGGTGCGTATACATATCCACTCTCTAGGAAACTGCCTCCGCGGCGGCCGACTAAGACGACAGAACGTGGGAAGTAGGGGTCTACAATCACGTCGAACTTCTTAGAAAGGCTACCAACCTTAACAGCACCGATGGAACCCTTATCATCATCAGCAGTAACGCTAGCACGGAATCCAGCAGTGAACTCAAGGATGTTAGCAACTTCGGGTCCGCAGACAACGAAGTTAGCTCCACCCCGCAGAGTCTTGCGGTGGATTTGTGCTGACACATCATTGATGGTTTCAGCAAGAGTCTCATACCATTCGCTAACAGTACCCGTGAAGTCAGGTGCAGCAGAAGAAGCACCAATTTCCTTACCGGTGGTACGGTGTACGAAAAGACCGGGTGAGCGAGACCAGTAATACTTGCCGGCTGTTTGGCCAAGAATAAGGTCTTCAAGGATCTCACGATCAATCTCAAGAGCAATTTGCTCGGAGAGAATTGAAGTAAGTTCTACCTCTGCATCCAGGTTGTGGTATGCATTGAGGTCTTGACCTAACTCTGGCGTCCACTTAGCCTTGAGTTTCTTACTGATTGCCGTCACAGCAACGCTGTCCACCTTGATGTCGATCTCGGGGATGCGCTCTTCACCTTCCAGTCCCCAAGTAGTCGTACCAACAACGGAACCAAGAGCGGTGCTCGTGGTAAAGTTATCATCGATTGGGAACGCAAAGTTAAGGGCCCGGGCGCTCTCAGTAACAGTACTCATGAGAGACTGACCGATAACACCATTATCGAAAGTGACAGAACCGCTCTTTTGAGCAAGTACAAGAGTCATCTTATACGATGCGTTACTCGGATCCTGAGTAGCAGAACCGCTTGACACGCCGCTCAAACGACGAATAACCTTAAGGTTGTTGTTTACTTCGGTATCACTTGTAGAAAGCAGCTGTATTGCAACGAGATTGTCAGTATTCAACTGAGAAAACGCAGTAGCACCAGTCACCTCAACAACCGCAACCAAAGTACCAGAAAGATCTGGATCATATCTAGTCAAACCATCAAGTGTGGCTTGATCGGTGTTTGAAAGCTGGGGATAAGTACCAGCGACGGCGCCGCAAGCACCGGATGCAACAACGATGAATCCACCAGCATAGATGCTGGTTGCAGAACCAGTTGGAGAAGCATAGCCATTATTTAGCGCATAGGGGCCGGCTTCAGCGTTATCTCCAGTGAGATCTACACCACCGGTCAACTGTGACCCAACCACACCACCACCATACAACGATTCTTCTGTAGAACCATAACCCAAACGGGGAAGACCCGCACCATTAGTAGACGTGGTGAAGTCTAGGAAAAAGATGAGTCCGCTTGGAAGACTCATTGGTTGAACGCTAACGAGATCGTTGGCGATCAAACCTGCGAATACGCGACGAACGATTGGGAATGCCACTGCGGCAAAACCTTCGACATCACCACCAGACATGGTGCTTGATTCACGGAGAAGCTCCTTAGCTTGATTTTCAAGCAAACGAGCCATTGCGTGGCGACCGCGATCATTATCAAGACCCTCTAAAAGTCCTGTGCGTTCCCACTTACTTAACAATGCGTTACCTTCGGCACGCATATCACGATTGACAATTCCTTCAGTCAACCTTTCTACGATTCCAGCCATAATATATTACCTCCTTTAAATTAGTTAATACCTGCTAGTTTTTTCATTCTATCCAAAAATGGATCAGTAGGTTGTGTTTCTCTACGAGAAGCACGAATTATAGAAGACGGACGGCTGATTGCTTCGCTCAACGATTGTGGGGCACGTTTAGTTTGTGCCGGCGTTGCGCTTTTAAGCGTTTCATAAATTGTCTTCGCTTCCATAACTGAACCAGCATTAGAAATAGCTTCGGCAATTTTATCTTTTTGCCGCTCATTTAAGGAGGTATTTCTCAGCACACGGTTCGTGTAAAGCAAGCGAGCATTAGAAACGTTAACATCTTGCATGTTTTCTTTTAATTCTACTGCTACCTGCTTATATTTTTTGATTTGCCCTTTGAGTTTCTTATTTTCAAAAATCAACTCTTCTTGAGCCTTTTTCAAGTCTTTTAAATCTTCTTCGACATCTGTACTGCGACGGTGGGCCATTTCTTTTTCCATCTCCCATCGCATATCATAATCAGAGCGTCCTGCCCAGCCAGACAATTCGGCGCCCATATCTACAGTCATCTTTTCCATGATGCCATTAATGAGTTCATCGGGAATATCAAAATCTTCATCTAATTCTTCTTCTTCGATAACTTCTTCTTCATCGGAAAGCATTTCAGCCAACTCTTCTTCATTAATATCAACATCTTCTTCCGTCCCTTCTTGAAGTTGACGGATTGTTTCTTGTAAGGCGTCTAGATCGACATTGAACTCAACACTTTCGCCTTCATCAGGCGCGGCATCAAGATTCGTACCTTTTAAATTAGAAAACCCATCAGTTGCTGCAAGGGGTATATCTTCATCTTCTAAAATTGGCTCTCCTTCTGGTTCTGTTGCCATCGGGTCCATTGCCATCGGGTCCATTGCCATCGGGTCCATTGCCATCGGATCAGCGGCTAGCGGATCAGCGGCTAGCGGATCAGCGGCAACCTCTTGTTCAATAAGACTATCCAACGTCTTTCTTACTTCATCAGAGTATTTTTCAACAATAGTTGCTTCAGCATTTTTTAACGCTACATCACGCAATGCCTTGGCATCGATAAAGGCTTCTTTTAACAAAGCTGACATATAATTACTCCTAAAAAACAGTTTTCAAAATAAATAGTATTAATCATCACAAAAAGACGATATTATGTATTATTTGGTTAATACACAAACCAATTAGTACCATCTGAATAAAGATTTAATGAAGACATTGTGCCAGTTATTTCGTAAAATGGCCCGTCCTCAACTCTTTGATGGCCATGCTCTGACGCAGAAACAAAAACAGACGTAGATGCTCGCTGTGCATACTGGTCTTTAATAATAAGGATGGCGCCGGCGCCGACTACCGATGCTGTTGGCAAATAAAAGGTCTGGTTAGCGCTAGCACTAGCTGCTACAATATATTCCTCGACCCCTATAACATAAGAAGTACTAGTAACCTTGCGATAACGACCAGAAAAGGATCTAACAGACACACGGCCATCGAGGACGGACGCACTTAAAGTATATACTGTGGGATCCACAGCGCCTTTCGTAATAACAAAACTACCAGTTCGATGATGTTCGTCATCATTAGTGTTACCAAAATTTGTTGAACCTGTGAGATCAATGACGGCAATATTTTGAATATAATAATTGCTAGCACTGATGGCGCCAGTTACAACTAAGTTACCAGATAAAACCATCGTGCTGGGTTGATAACTGTATACACTAGCAGTATAGTATGATAAAAGATGTGAACCGGTGGTAGCACCTCCGGATTCTGTTACAAATTGAAGTGAGTTAGGTGGCCCAAACGAACCTGAGCCGTAGATGGCTGCACAATCAATATATGCCCAAGAAAAGTTCGACACGGGCTAACCTGCCCCTGCAGAACTACTTGGAAATCTTGTTCTGTTGTTTTTAAAATCTATGTATATCCGCCTGCTTCTTGGCATTTAGTAATTCTCCCTAAAATGTACTGCAAGCAGCGAAAACATTAACTTCGGCTGGAGTTCCATTAACGAAAGCAACTCTATCTATTCCCACTATCTCATAACGTCGGTACTCTCTATCAGATGGTACCTGAACGGGTGGGAGGCGGGCTATGTTGCCGATATCGATGGATGCAGCGGCGTTTGCAGTGTTTTGTCCTTCGCCGCCGGCTTCGCTCTCCGGTATTTCAAACCATCGTTGAAATGCGTGACAATACCCGTAAATAGTTGTCACGGCCGGGTCATCACTAGTCGTGCGATCTTCGATAAGAACGTGTAAATATCTTTGATTTTCTGTGACGTAACCTTGGCTTGATTCTGTGACGCCTTTTAAAACATCGGTATTGGGTAAAACTGCTACCTTTTTGCCCTGGACGCCGCCGGCGAGATTCTTTGGACTCCTTGTACGGCCCCAACTGTTATATTGAAAAGTCGGCATATAAATCTCCTAAGTTAATTATATTCACTATAAATAGTCACTAATTATTTCTATTACGTTTTTGTTGTATTCTCTGCTGTTTTCGTTCTTCTTTCAGTCTCATGCGTTGGGCACGAATACGTTTTTCCTTTTTAGCAACAGAAGGCTTTTTATAGCGTTTCCTTTCCCTTACTTCTTCAACAATTCGTTCTTTCTTAACTTTTTTTATAAATCTTCGAATCATTCGTTCGTGATTGTTTTTACATTCTTTTGATTTTACAATAACATTAGCCAATCTGGCCATAATACACCTACTTTATTGCTTTCCAAATTTGAGAGGATTTCCCAAGAATAGAACTAATATCTACGCCAGCATCGCGTGGATTACCTAAATCTGTTTCTCCCTGCTTGGGTTCTGAATGGGACATTGGGTCTGTGCCTTCAAAAAGATTTACTCCGTTGTAAGCGCCCCCACCAATCGACTCCATCAATTTCTTACGGTGATCTTGAAGTTTCACTCTCGATTCATTTGACTTGCGTTGCATTTGCAAGTCTTCATTAAATATGCGTTTGTCCTGTTTTTTCTTTGTCTCGACAACAAGATTGCCTTGGAGTCCTTTAGCCACTTCAGCCACCACGCTTGAAAGAAGTCCTTCTTCTAAAAGGACTTCGTGTATGCATTCTTTAACCAAAGGCTTAATTAATTGTTTTAAATCATTTTTCTTCATTATCTTTCCTAGCGGATTGTTTTAAAATCTTTTGAACCTGGGCCAACGCTTCATCAGTATGACTTTTATCGGCTAAAGGAAATTGTTTTAATTCCGGAAACTCCGCATCAAGCAATTTATTTAGTCTCGGAGTTAATTGAGAACTCCATATTTTCTGACCAAGGGGGTCGCTTAACCAACTTGCCGCTTTAAGTACCCAAATTAATAATTTCCAACTGGGATCATTTTTTAAATGATCCAACGCCCCCAAAGACTTATCAGCATAGGGTTTTAACCACGAAGGAATTGCGCCTTCTGCTTTTGCATTCGCTAACCACCGTCGAACAACTTCGGGCGTTTGGGTACCCATATTTACAATCGTAGACATACCACCAGGCATAAATTGCGTTATCTCATCTAATTGTTCTTCTTCTTTGAGAAATTTGTCCCAATTCTCTTTAATTAACTTGTAGTCTTCACCTTTCATCTTCCAACACCTCGTTCAATAGGCGATTGATTTTGTCTGCTTTGGTGAAAATATTTGATTCTCGTAGGTTTTTTGCTTCTTTCATCATAAATGCGCCGGGGGTTGATGGTTCTGAAACAAAATCAAAACAAATCAATTGAAAGTC